GAGAACTGCGTGCTGGTGGCCGTGGCCAATCACTGCCTGCTGCACACCGGCCACAGGATTTCCGAGAGCTTCATCGACTACATGGGCATGTACAACGCGCAGACCATTGCCCAGGCGCTCGGCCGGGTCGATGTTTCCGAAGCCTGGACTCCCGCAACCCTTACCGAATACGGGATGGTGAATCCTGAGGACGCCAAGCCGGGAATGCTCATCGGCTTCGAGGCAGAGAACGGTCCTCACTGCGGCGTGCTTATGGCCGGCAACATGGTGGTAAGCTATGGCGAAGTAGTACCGCTTACCGCTGAAATCGAGGAGGCTTGGGAAGCTACGTGGACGATGACACGCCCCTAGACCCGGAAACGGAACGCGAGCTTCGCGACACCATGGACCAGGCAGGACGCAACGCCCGTGAAGACGGAATGCTGGAGATGGCTAAGTACCTCCGGCGTCAGTACCTCCTGTTCCGGACGCAGGGATTCAGCAAGCGGCAGTCTTTCCAGATGACGAGCTACCTTTACCAGGTAATGCTCATGAGGGGCGCACATGGCTAACAGCATCTCACAGGTCCGGGCAGCACTCGCGAGCCAGATCCAGGAGAAGACCGGCCTGAAGACATTCTCCGAGCAGCCGGACCAGATCAACCCGCCGTGCGGTGCCATTCTCCCCGGGTCGCCGTACGCCAAGTACGGGATCACGCTAGGCGAGCCGACTATGAACGCGCCGATCGGGAACCAGATCCCCGTCGCGTGCGACCTTAACCTCGTCGTGGCCGTGTACACAGCACGCTCTCCCTCTCTTCAGCGTGCCCAGCAGGCCGTAGACTCCTACCTCGGGTTCTTCCCGAACTCTAATCAGGTGTCAATCCCGATGGCAATCCTCGCTGACCCTACCCTCGGCGGCATTGTCGAGTACGCGGAGCCAATGCTGGTGCAGGCGTACGGTGAGATCAACATCGCCGGGCAGGACTACTTCCAGGGCAGGATCACGGTAGCCGTCTCGGTTACCCAGGACTTGGGGGTGTAATGGGCTGGGCAAGCGGGTCACTGACATTCGACAGCATCTTCAAGCCGCTTCAGGAACTCTACGACGAGGGCAACATGCCTGCGGAGACCCTGAAGACCGTAGCCAAGATCATCATCGAGACATTCCAGGACTCTGACTGGGACACGCAGGACGAGAGCCTTGAGACCTTCGAGGGCTGCGAGCCGATCATCGAGGCGTTCAGGGAAGTAAGCCCCGAGCTGTTCCTGTTCGAGGACGAGTAATGCGAATCCTCATGGTTCACCCCGGTCCTGAGTTCTCCGTGGCCGACGTGTTCAACGGCTGGCTGAAGGCATTCCAGAAGCAGGGGCACGAGGTTAAGGTATTCAACACCAACGACCGCCTCAGCTTCTACAGCCAGGTCTCCATTCCCGACTACACCAAGGGTGCGATCGACCCCCGTACCGGCGAGCCCCCGTGGCGTAAGGCCATGACCAAGGAAGACGCCGTGGTGGCCGCTATGCAGGGGCTAACCCACGACCTTTACGAGGTGTGGCCGCACATGGTTTTCTTCGTGTCCGCGTTCTTCACGCCGGCCTGGGTAATGGACCTGATCCGCCAGCGCCGTCACAAGCTCGTGATCCTCCACACCGAATCTCCCTACCAGGATGACGAGCAGTTGATGCGCGCCCAGTACGCGACGCTGAACCTGCTGAATGACCCGGCCAACATCGAGGAGTACGCCTCCCTGGCACCCGCGATGTACATGCCGCACTCATATGACCCGGAGATTCATTACCCCAGCCGGGTTAAGGACATCGACTTCTCCTTCATCGGAACCATGTTCGCATCACGTAAGGAATTCTTCGAGAAGCTGCTGTCCCAGCCCGGCATGCAGGCGTACCAGAACATCGCACTAGGGGGTGCAGGCTGGGACGGGCCTCACCTGGACGGCAGTCCCCTGCTCAAGTACCTAGGCCACCCACGGGACGAGGCTGTAGGTAACGAGGAGACGGCTGAGATCTACCGCAGGTCCAGGGTCGGCGTGAACTTCTACCGGCGCGAGTCTGAGAAGGCCCACGCGGGCGAAGGATGGGCTATCGGACCCCGTGAGGTGGAGATGGCTGCCTGCCACCTTTCGTGGCTCAGGGACGCTCGTGGAGAGTCTGACGAGCTGTTTCCCTTCATGCCCACGTTCTCGTCCGTCGAAGAGGCTGCGGACCTGCTGAAGTGGCACCTGGAGCACCCTGACCAGTCCTGGACACTAGGCGACAAGGCTTACCGCGCTATCGAAGACAGGACTTTCGACAATCACGCAGCCATGCTGATGAAGGAAATGGAAGGATTCGGACTACTGTGACCCGCTACTACGTAAACATGGCCCCCTCGCTGGCCCAGATGCTCAACGACCCCGAGAGCGAGCTTCCCATGCCTGAGGGCTGGAGGCTTATCGGACGTTACGGCCCGCGATTCGAGCAGCAGGAATGCTGGATCGTTGAGGACGAGAACGCCGGGCCGGAATTTGAGGATTTCCTGGTCCTGCCGATCTTCACGATGACTATCGACAACCCTGACGACCCTGATTCCAAGACGACCGTGAGGGTGACTGACCGAGAGATCATGCAGGCACCCTAAGAGGGCTGCTGTGCAACGATTGCAACCAGATGCTCGGACGGGCTCAAGATGACCCGCGCATACTCCTTGCAGCCCTCGCCTACCTGACCTAACCTGTAGATGGAGGCGGTCCAAACCCGGCGTCTTGCCTCGTAACTCTTACAGGAGGTTTTCGTGAGTCGTATTCACGGACGTAACGGGATCGTTTATCTTGGAGTGAACCCTGCGGACGCTGCTAGTCCTATGGCTTTTCTCTCCGACTGGAGCCTGAACTACTCCGTCGCGAAGGTTGACGTTACCTGCATGGGTGACCAGAACCTTATCTGGGTAGCTGGCCTGCCCGACGCTTCCGGCGACTTCTCCGGATTCTTCGACACCGGCACAGCACAGACGTACATCGCGGCGCAGGACGGTCAGCCCAGGAACTTCTACCTCTACCCGTCGCTGCTCGGAACGCAGGGTGCAAACCCCGGCCAGTACTTCTTCGGCCAGATCCTCCCGGACTTCTCGCTTTCCGGTGGCGTTTCGGCTGCCGTCAGCATCAAGTCCTCGTGGAACGCGGCCTCGCGAATCTCCAGGTACCCTGTATCTGGCATCGCCGGCTCCTGACCCTAGCGGCCTGACCCATTCGGCGCTAAGACCCCGAGTTCGCTCGGGGTCTTTCGCATTCCCGGAGTTGGGATAGTATATGGCCATGACTTCAGGAGGCATGCATGGCTACGCCGCGTAAGGTAATCACCGCAAAGGCAGAGAACGTCGAGCTGCCGGAAACCACGGACGCCGAGACCGACCGCAAGCTGGCAGAACTCCAGCGCACCCAGGCCGACGAGGACGCCAAGAGCGACGTGGTAGAGGGCAAGGTCACCGACAAGGACGGCAAGACCTACGACTACGTGGAGCTGCTGGGCGAGAAGTTCCGCCTCCGCGAGAAGGTCGGCGCGATGGCCATGTTCAAGTGGTCGGCCGCGTCCGACATGGACACCGACAACCCCAAGGCGCTCGGCGCTATCTACGCGATGATCAAGTCCGTCATCCTCAAGGAGGACTGGTACGCCTTCGAGAATCACGCCCTGGACGAGGACGCCGACGCAGAGGAACTGCTTGACGTGGTTACCAAGGCGCTGGAGATCATCGGCGGACGCCCTACCAAGCAGTCCTGACCCTGTTCAAGTGGACGCTGAGCTACTTCAGTATTGTTGAAGGCCAGCTCCTCGTCACTACAGGGCGGGGCGTCGCAGAATTCACCATCCGCGAGATCTGCAACATCGCCTACTACCTCATCACGTCCAAGTTTCAGCCACCCGGTAACGACGACGAGCCTACGATCGAGGAGCAGATCGAGATCTTCGAGGAGAAGATCGGCCAGAAGATCCCGGCTGAGATCAAGGCTGAGCGCATGATGCGTGCCCGCATGATCGCAATGGGACTCGATCCTGACGCCAAGCCCGAGCTTTCCCCTGAGCTGGCAGCTAAGATTGAACAGGACAGGGCGCGAATGGCAACTGACGACGAGCTTATGTTCGGTGGCGCTGCCTACGAGGGCAAGGAAATCCGGGGTAAGAAGATCAAGGACGAGGGGCTGTAGTGGACGAGGTTAACATCAGCGAAGAGGCTGTTGAAGACATGCTCCGGGACATCAACGGGCCTGTCGGTGAACTCATGCGCGACCTTGCCCGGCAGATGGCCGTGATCGCCCGCGATAAGGTTGCCGTAAGGATTCCCGGTTCCCACAGGACCGGCCGTACTTCCAGCGCCCGTGCTTCCGGCTTCACCAAGAGCCGCATTACCAGCACGGTCGGCCATTCCAAGCTGAACAACGACCACGTGTTCGCCGGCGCTGAGGCCCCGGGTGACCCGGGCGTCTTCCTTGAACTGCCTGCTGAGCAGATGCACGAAAAGCACCCGTTCCTGACTACTGCCCTCTGGTCCGTGCATGTCGATTAGGGTAGGCTGACGGCGATAACCAGGCAGTGTTAGGAGGCTTTGTGGCGCGCAACCTAGGCGAAGCCCGCGTTTCCATCCTGCCTGACGGTACCAGGTTCAAGCCTGAAACCGAAGCGTCGGTTAAGAAGGCCATGGCCGGAATGCAGGCCAAGGTAAAGCTGGAAGCCGATCCCAAGGAACTGGACGCCCAGCTTGCGGAGACCAAGGCGAAGATTGCCGCGCTGTCCAAGTCTCTCGGCAACCTGAAGATCAGCGACCCGAACGCGCAGGCGTTCATGAAGGGCATGGTCAAGCAGGCTGACGAACTCAAGAACTCCTTTGACAAGATCGGTGACTCCAAGGGACTTTCCGGGGCGACCGGCCAGCTAGACCGAATGATCGCCGCGACCGACAAGGTACGCACAGCTCTCGGGAAGACTACCTTCGCGGAGGAACAGGTAGGTACAGCCGCTAAGGCATCAGCCGACAAGATGGCCAGTGCCTACGTGAAGGCTGCCTCGGACTCTTCTGATGCCCAGGAAAAGGCCATGCAGCGTATCCAGAAGGCGCGCGACGCCGACATGGTTACCGACCAGAAGCGCATCGACGCCACCAAGGCGATGTACTCGAAGATGTTCGATGACCTGAACAAGCGCGACAAGATCAAGGTCAAGCTTGACGGCTCGGTCGCTGAGGCAGAAGCGCTGACGCTGCGCGAGAAGCTGAAGGCCATGCTTGACGACATCAAGGCCAAGGTCCGTGTGGACAACAGCGCCCTGAGCGATTCCGAGAGCATTATCCGAAGGTTCATTTCTCGCGTGGGGGGCAACGCCGGCAGCGGCGGGAATAGCGCAGGCGGCAGGTTCGGCAACGGCTTCATGGGCGGGCTCGCTAAGTCTGCCCTCATGCAGAACCCCGGCATCACCGCTGCGGTTATCGCCGGACTCGCGGCACTTCCTGCTGCCGTTGGCGCTGTCGGCGTGCTCGGCGGACTTGCCCTTGGCGCGGGCCTGGTAATCGGCGCGGAAAAGCTGATCAGCACTCAGGTTAAGAACCTGACCGCGCAGGTAAAGACGCAGATGACGGGAATCGGCAAGCCCGCTACCCCGTCTGCCCTTGCTAGTCAGCAGCTCGCGATCACGAGCACCCAGAACACTATCACGCAGCTTGAGAACACTAAGAAGCTGACGGCTGCGCAGGCAACTCAGCTTACCAACGCTAAGGCACGCCTGGCGGTTGAGAAGCAGGCCCTTGCAACCTCCCAGCAGCAGGGAAAGGGAACAGCAGCACAGCAGGCGGCGCTTACCCAGTCCCAGCAGCAGCTTGCGGTCTACCAGAAGGACCTGGCTGCCTTCTCTCAGCTTAACAACGCGGTTAAGAACCTGAAGCTCGCCTTCCTTGACTTCGCCATTGTGGCCTCCAAGCCGCTGATCAAGCCGTTCACGGACGCAATCGATGAACTGAGCAAGCAGCTTCGCGGTCCGCTAGGCACAGAATTTACTGACCTGTTCAAGGCAGTAGGCCCGTACGCGAAGGTTGTCCTGGATTCCCTGCTGCTGATGGTCAAGGGTGTCCTGCCTGGCATGACTGACATGCTGAACAAGGCTCGCGGCCCGCTTACTGCCATGTTCCTGACCTTCGGAAAGATCATCGGCCTCAAGCTCGGCCAGTGGTTCCGTGAGTCTATTCCTTACATCAAGGACTCGGCAATCTACTTCAACAAGCTCATCAACGCGCTTGGTAACGTAGGCACCTTCCTGATCAAGTTCGGCGGTGAGGTGGCCAAGGCGTTCGCCGGAGACCAGTTCAAGGGCTTCGGTACCTTGATCAGCAGGATCGCTAACGACATCCTCAAGCTGCTTATCCCGGCATTCGAGGGATGGACTGCCGTCATGGCCCCGGTAGCGAAGTACGTTCTCGGACTGGCAGCAGACCTGGCCGACTTCCTCGTGAAGCACCCGGCAGTTACCAAGGCAATCTTCGCGATGATCGCTGCGTACATGCTGTTCAGCAAGGCGCTGAGGATCGTTGACATCTCCCTGGCGATTACCGACGCCCTGGAAATCGGCGGCATCTGGGGCCTTGTCGCAGTTGCCGTAGTTGCCGCAGCCATCCTGATCATCAAGTACTGGGGTCCGATCAGCGGCTTCTTCGTCATGATCTGGAAGCACATCTGGTCCGGGTTCGTCGGCCCGATGATTAACTTCTTCATGAACACTATCCCTCACGCATTCGGCGTTTCCCTCAACTGGATCGAGAAGAACTGGGGAAGGGTAGTACGGCTTATCGGCGGGCCGCTTGGTGAGGTGGCAACATTCGTTGCGCACAACAGCAAGCAGATCTACTCCGCGATCGTGGGTACCTGGGGTCACATCGAGAACGTCGTGACCGGAATCGTCAAGCCGATCGAGTCGGTAATCACCGGCGCTTGGAATATGATCTACAAGATCACCAAGGTTATCTGGGCAGGCATTACCCTCGCTATCAGGCTCCCGTCGCTGATCATCCTTGGCCTTATTGGTGAACTGGTCATCGGTGTACGTAACCTGTTCAACAAGGTATGGCCGTGGCTGTACAGCTTCACCAAGAACATCTGGGGTCACATCGAGAATGCGATCACAGGCGTGGTTAAGCCGATCGTGTCCGTGGTTACCAGCGCGTGGAAGGCTGTCCAGCACGTTACCAGTGACGTATGGAACTGGCTGTGGGCTGCCACTAAGAACATCTGGGGTCACGTAGAGAACTTCATCACGGGAATTACCAAGCCAATCGTGTCCGTGGTTACCGGCGCGTGGAAGGACATCCAGCACATTACAGGTGACGTGTGGAACTGGCTGTTCAGCGCCACCAAGGACATTTGGAACCGCGTGTACAACTTCATCGCGGCAATCGTCAACAGTATCATGTCGGTAGTGAAGCACGCCTGGAGTAACATCCAGAACTGGACGCGCGATGCCTTCAACTACGTTTACCAGCACATTGTGTCTCCGCTTTCCAAGGCTGCCGCCTGGATCGCCGGAACCTTTGTAAAGAGCGTTAAGAACGCATTCTCCGGCCTGGTAAGTGCGGTCCAGTCGATCTGGAATGGCCTGAAGGCAATCGTTGCGAAGCCCATCAATTTCGTTATCCAGAGCATTTGGAACCCGTTCGCCGGATTCGTTAACAAGGGCCTGTCGATCTTCGGCATCAAGAGCAAGCTGCCGATGGGCAACGCGATCAAGCTGGCTCGTGGTGGTGGCGTGCCGGGCTTTGCCCCGGGTTCTGACACCGTGCCGGCAATGCTCTCACCTGGTGAGTACGTTCTGAACCCTACCGCAGCACGTGCTATCGGCCACCGTAAGCTGGACGCTATCAACGCCTCTGCGCGCCCTGGCGGCGGCCAGCACATGGTCAAGAACGCCATTCAGCATCACGCTGGCGGCGGCATCCAGAATAACTCGCAGATCCTTGCTGACGCCGAGCGCTACAAGGGTCACAAGTACAGGTGGGGCGGTCCTTCCAACCCGACAAACGGCTGGGACTGCTCGTCCTTCGTAGGCTACGTCCTGGGTCACGACTTCGGGCGGCTCCTCCCAGGTGGCACCAAGTGGAACCCTAGCGTCCACGGTCCCGTTGCAAGTCAGTACAACAACACCCCCGGCTTTAACCTGGTGTCCCACCATACGTCCGACATTCAGCCTGGTGACCTCCTGGTTGAGAACTCGGGCGGTCACGTGGGCTTCGGTGCTGGCCCGGACAAGATGTTCTCCGCGTTCGGTACCAACTTCGGCACGCTGCTCACCAGTGCTGCCAACATGACGAACATCTACCGGAACCAGGGGGCACTCTCCTCTAACGGGCCGCTGAGCATTGTCGGGTCCATCCTGACCGCAGCAGCACAGGCCGTACTCAGCGGTATCACGAGCCTCGCTACCGCCGGCCTGAGTAAGGTTCCTGGTAAGGGTCCGTTCCACGACCTGCCTGTCGCTGTCCTGAAGAAGCTCATCGGCGGTGCTGAAGGTAAGCTCAACAACAACCCGGCTAACTTCACCCAGGTAGGCGGCGGCTCGGGAATCCCTGGCGGTAACCCCCCTGGCGGCACGACGGCCGGGGACTACGCTAACGCCGTTGAAGGCTACAAGTACCTCAAGCAGAACCTTTTCGGTGGCAGTGCTGTCGCTGCCGCCGGCGCGGTTGCCTCCATTGACGGTGAAAGCACGTGGAACCCGTTCTCGGTAGGAACCGGAGGACGAGGACTTATCGGCTGGACGCCACCTGGCAGCATCAGTGACGCGGCGTTCAAGGGCGGAATGCGTACCCAGCTTCCCGCTATCATCGATTTCGTCCGGGCTAACGGAGACGGCGGCGCTGTCTCGGACATGACCCGTGCAGGATCTATTCTCAGTGCCGCCAACACCTGGGGCAAGCGAGTCGAGCGCTACGGCATCAACGACGTTCACGCTTACGGCCTTAACCTGGCCAGCGGGATCATGAAGCAGTACCACGCCACAGGCGGCCTGATCGGCGGGCACGTGCAGAACTTCGCTACCGGAGGCACGGTAAAGGCTACCACTAAGAAGCCTGTCCCTGTTCAGACGGCAGCTCAGAAGGCAGCAGCGGCAGCAGCTACTAAGGCGGCAGCGGCAGCGGCCAAGAAGGCAGCAGCGGCAGACGCCAAGCGCGTAGCCAAGCTTGAGCTGAAGCCCATGGCCACCCTCAAGGGAATGGAAACGGCGTACACCAAGCGGCTGGCCAAGGATGTCAAGGCCGGTAACTACCGTGACTACTTCAGCACCACGCTTGCCCTGGACGACGTGGACAAGGCAATCACCGGCTGGAAGTCCCCGTTGCAGCGCGAGCACGACACGGATGCTCAGCAGTACCGTAAGTACGCTGCCCTCGCCGCCAAGGCAAAGACCAGCGGGAGCCAGAAGGCGTTCTTCACTAACGCCGTGAAGGCGGCTAAGTACGCTGCGGCCATCGCCAAGATTGACAAGCAGCTCGCAGGCGCAGCAGGAGGTTCGTCGGCTAGCACGTTCGTCCCTCTCAACATTCCCCTTAACCGGGACTACATGACCGGGTTCGGTCAGTTCGGTGGTCAGTTCAAGCAGGGCGGCGTGCTTCCTGAGGGAATTGTCGGCACCGGAGTTAAGACCGGCATGAGCTATTTGATGGGGGCAGGGGAGCGCATTACCCCGCCACACGCCAACGCCGCCAACCCCGGCCAGGACATGGCGCAGACTAACCAGCTCCTCCTGTCCCTCCTGGCTGAGATGAAGACCGCGAACCAGATCAGCAAGGCAACGGCGCAGAACACGCAGGCAGCAGCCAAGGGCCTGGGTAATGTAGGCCGACTCGTCCGGTAAGCTGAAACAAGCTGGTAGTTCTTCATATTCCGTACTAGGCTGGCGATCGATCAGGGAGGTGTTACGTGCCATACAGTGGCTCCGGTAAGAACCCGTACTGGCTGACGCTCACCTACAACGGCGTGGCAAATCCTGGTGCCCAGTCGGAGAAGGTCTCGGTTGTCGTTGACAGCGTAACTACCTACTCCCTCACTGTCTCGGCTATGTGGAAGGCTTCGACCAACAACATCTCGCTGTCGGTTGTTTTCTACAATGCCGCCAACACACCTACGGGAACAGTTACCAGCTCGGGCCTTTCGGTAACCAACAGCGCTGTAGCAACCTACTCCACTACGCCTACGGTAGCGCCAGCCAACAGCGTGTACCTCATCGCGTCGATTTCTGAGAACGTCACAACCGACACTCTCCAGGTATTCCAGGCAGCCGTCCAGATAGGCTCGAACCCTACTCAGCCTGCGATCGTAAACCAGAACTACGCCTTCATCTACGGTTCCGACCCGTGGTCCGCTGTAAACAGCGCGTTCATCGGCTGGGAGTTCTCTCCCCTTACCGCTGCTGACGGTGACTTCGACTCCCTGGTGATTGACAACCTGATCGAGCTGATGGGAGGACAGCCCGGAGTACAGTCCACGATCCCTGAGCTGATGGACCCCGTTTCGGGACGAGGAACTATCTTCCGGATTCCCTACACCGGGGGAAACGTCGCCATCGGCACCGGGGGCACTACCGGGCCGTACGACCTGGGAGCCCCGCAGCCTACCACAGACGCGGTTGAATCCCTCCTGCTGGACGGAGAACGGCCTTTCGGTTACCGTGCCTCCAACAGGACGCTGACTATCCCGGTCCTTATCTTCGCGCCGTCACTGAACGCGATGGCAGCCGCCCGCGAACTCCTCATGCACACTGTTGACCAGCAGACCTGGAAGCTCACCTGGAAGCCTGCATCTTCCGGCCTGCCGATGGAGTTCGACTGCTTCAGGGCTGAGCCTTCCGTAATCACTTACGGACTCCAGAACAATGCTGAGGCAGAGAACAGCCCGTGGTACGCCAACTGGGCCAAGACACTCGTCACCCTGACTTTCCAGGCTCTCCCCTACACGCACTCGGGCCAGGACGGAACTTACAAGGCGGTATTCGCACAGGGGCTCATCGGCGGCGGTACTTACGTTCCCAGCGCCTCAGTAGACGCCTTCGCCACCA